TGGGGGGGGAGGCAAAAACGTGCGAGTTGCTGGATCGTACATCCAGCTTGGGCTACACCGTTGATCGCCAGCAAACACCACATAACAGTCTGGCGATACGGTCCACTCAGATTCCCCGTCCCAGAGTGCAATGTTGTCTACTACGTTGCTGCCATGCTGGATGACTGCCCATCTTTCTGTCATAGAATCTCCTTAGACTGTCAGGCTAATGCCGTTATTAACGCTATCCAAAAACCGTAACGCGGACACGACCGCTGCCGCCAGCGCCAGATTTTTTACTTGTGTAGGAGGAGCTTCCTCCCCCGCCACCGGCAGGCGCAGTCCCGTCATTGCCTTCATTCCCGCCGTTCCCAGCAAACGTGCTAACGCCGCCCCCATTAGTGCTGTTGCCTGTTCCCCCGCCTCCGCCATATACAGAAGTTGCAAGGCCGGGTTGGATGTTGAAAGCGTTGTGATAAGAAATGCCAGTGCCGCCAGAAAACATCCTATCTGTGTATACCCACGCTAGTGACCCCATTAACTGCCCAAACTGGTTGGACCCAAATGAACCATTCTGCTGTTGGTTCCCGCCAAAATTTGAAATTGGGAGTGTAGGGTGTCCCCCAATAGCCATTGCGTATTGGCTCGATTGCCACCCCTTCTGTCCACCATATGCGGAAAGCAACGATCCAAACGATGACGTTCCGCCATCCGTGCCATCTCCAAGCGTACCAAGCGCCTGCCCCAGCCCCCCTGCGCCAACGGTGACTGCTACGGTTGCAGACAAATCCGCAAGACGGTAGACCCGATAATTGTATGCCCCGCCGCCACCGCCAGACCCCCAACTGTTGCCGGTAGCGCCACCGCCACCACCACCCCATACCTCTACCATTGCCATCGAACCGCTAGAAGGCTTAGTCCATGTGCCGCTTGCGTTAAAGTCGGTTTGTGTTGGTGTTGAAGCGCCGACCAAGGTCCACGAAAGCGTCCCGCTGCCGTTGTTGACCAAGGCCGTAGTTGCTGCGCCCTGAGAAGACGGCCAAATGTACGGGACGCTACGAACAGTGAGAGCGCCAGCCGATGTTGCAAGCGAAGTGGTGCCGCTGGTGGTCAGGCTTGTCAGCGTCCCTACGCTTGTCAGTGACGACGCAACCACGGGGCTGTTTAGTGTTGTGCCGCTCAGTGTTGATGCGTCAGCAACCGCCGTGATCGTAATGTCGGCGCTGCCGTTAAACGCCACGCCGTTAATGTTGCGCGAGGTTTGCAGCGTCGTCGCGGTGCTGGCGTTGCCCGTCACCGCACCAGTGACGTTACCAGACATCCCACCCGTTGCGGTGATAAGCCCCGTGACGCCAAGCGTTCCCGGAATGGTAACGTTCCCACTGGCGACTGGCAGGTAAGAAATCTCTTCCCACGCCGCCCCTGTATCAAACCACAAATTGACATCGCCCGTGTCCGTCGTCATCCACTTCCGTCCAGCCGTCCCCGCCGCAGGACGAGCGGCTAACAGCGATGACTGCACATGGATGCCCGTATCGCTATCGTGGTCAACGTAAGCAGAACGGGTAGAGTTATCGTTGGCAACGACGACCGTTGCGTTGAGCGGATCGCCGTTAACCGGACTGGTAAAAGCAGCAACGCTATGCTGCCCGACTGTTTGTGCCACTAGCGCCTCCCAAGAGCAAAAGTTTCTAGCTGAAAGCGACCAAAGATGGGAGCCGCTACGCCAGCGTCGAGGATAGATACGTCAACGTAATATCCCGTGCCGTTCATCTGCACACGATAGTTTCTGCTACTGCCTTGCGACCACGTTCCGGTTCCCCAGTACCCACTCCCCCACAACCCGTCATTGGTAAAGGTGGTGGGCAACGTGAACGATCCATTATCTGTTTCTGTGCGCCATGAGATAATGGTCGAGAGCGAGCCTTTAAGGGTTGCCGTGATGTAGCCAAAACGGAGCGACTTTGCCAACGCCTCATCCCCGCAGTACATCCGGTGCATCTGCACGATCAACCCGTAGGCTGTCCCGCCTGTGCCGTCAGACAGTTGGTTGTCAACAAAGACGCTGGGCGTATCGGTGGTCGTGACGTATCCCGTGGCATCGCCTCTCAGCAGGGCAGGTAGACCGTTAGCATCAATGCTATCAAACAGACAGGTTGTTGCTGGGGCCAAGTACCCAGAATCCCACGGGCCAGACCATGCCCGAAGGACCGTGTGATAGACGTACACGCCATACAGCGGCACGTTGATCCACAACTCACGGGTTGCACGGTTAAACGTTGCGCTAATGTTTGCCACATCTCCTGATGTCAGATTCCGAATGACCGGCAAGAGAGGGTCAGGCGTGTCTACCGTACCAACCGCCGACACTTCTGATTCGTTGCAGGAGTACAGCCCCCGCTCAGACACGAAGAACCCCAGATTGCCAATGCTGACAATGGAGCGTGGAGCAATGGTGCCAACGTCTGCGGTCAAACCCTGCGGAGCAACGGTGATGTCGTCCTGCCCGTAGCCTGTCAAACGGGAAATACCGCGACGGTGGAAGATCAGCAGCGAGGTGTTGATTGACGCAAGCCCGACAACCGTTTCATCGGAGAAGGTGCGGACGATGATCTGCCCACCACCCGCTGACCCGTTGGCAAACGTGTCGCCGTTGTTCAGCGCCGAATAGAAAATAGAATCGGGGAACGTTGCATTGCCGCATCCCCACAACCGCTGGTTGTGAACGGCAATGTTGGTGACCGCAAGCGTTCCAACAATGTCCGTGGTCAGGGCCGTGCCGTTCCACACGTTCAACAGACCGCCGTCTGCGATGTAGACCACATCTGCCGTGGAGTCGCGGAACTGCACAAACGACGGAGTGACCGATGAAGACAGTGTTCCTGCTTGGGCTGTCCATGTCCACGGATAGGTTGGCAAATAGGTAGACGTTCGCAACTGACTGTCGCAGACAATCATTAACTCTTGCGTCCCACCATCCTTTCGCCATGTGTACCCATTCAGGACACTGGCCGCAGCAATGGGAGAGGCGGTCGTCCGCTTCGTCCCACCCCGCTTTGTGACCGCGCCGTAGTCTGTCAATCGCGCATTGTCCGCCCTCCGCATTTGGTTGGGCAACAACGACGCATCGTCAGAGACGCTGTTCAGCCCACCATCAAACTTGGGCTGCTGGTCTACGACCTTCTCACGGCCTGCCATTAACCGCCACTCCAGTCATACTTCACATCTGGATAGGCCATCATCGTCGGGTTGATCGTCATGCGGCGAATGTCGTCCAACAGCGACTTGCGATCATCGTCGGCCATCGCCTTCAGGTTGGCTGCTGCCGCCGCTTCCGTGCCACCCTTGAGGAGGAGGAGGGCAGCCGCCTGCCACACCAACACCAGATGCGCGTTGGCAGGATAGTCGATGATACTGGCATCACCCACCAGATCAGCAATAGCCGTGGGCTTGTAGTTTACGCCGACATACAGCCCCAGCGCCGACGACACGGGCAACGCCTGTACCGCCTGCCCCGCGATGTAATACAGGCGGGGGTAGGTCGGCAGGTAATTACTCGTCGTCGCTAGCGGCACATCTTGATACCGTGTCTGCCCGTACAGCACGTTGCCGTCGCTGACGGACAGCATACGGTAGAAGTTCTGCTGCGTATCGCCAGACCCGCTATCCAGCGTGGTAAACGCAAACTGGCCGTTGACATCCGTGCTGACCTGACGAATCGCAAACCGATAGTATGGCGCAGCGTTCAGGATGTTAGACCACTCGCTGTCAAAGACGTTGTTCAGCACCAGCTTAATCGTGGCGTCTGACCACCGTGTCGAGCCAACCGCATCCATGTATTCGCGGGTGTCCAGTACCAACTGACCGAGGGTGACCGTTGCCATTGTTCTCCTTAGCTGACTTTACGAGGGCGTCCACGGCCACGGCGCATGGTAGACGGATCGGCACTATCCAGCACTTCTCCAATGGCGCTGTCCATCGCCGCAGACATCATCCCCGTGTTGTAGTTCTCCACGGAGTCGGTCAACCGCTGGATGTCTTCTCGCGGGAAGGTGCGAATCATCTTGCTTAAATATGACGGGGCTTCGTCGGGGCTACATCCCAGCGGCAGATAGCCAATGATGTCATAGGCCATTCGTGCGTCGTAGCTCTCGCGCTGCACCCACTCCCATCGGCGGTCATCGGGTTGCCACTCCATGCACACAGACCATGTAGGCACTCCTGTGTCCATCAGCCGCAACTTCAGTCCGCTATGCACCTCCCGAAGCCGCCGCTGAATCTCAGGCGACGGCTCGGGGATGCCCGCAGGATTCACCAGAATCACGGGCTTGTTCATGCTACTCTTGCACCAGCAGTTCGATGTTGACCGTGATGTCGTCGGGCTGCGCTGAGACAGCACCCACGGTCACCATCGCCACCCGAAGGCTGTCCGCCGTGGTCAGCGTCCGCTGGGCGTCCGTGGTCGAGGTCAGGAACACAAACTGCAACGGCGTGTCTGCCGTCTTGGTGTTAACGTCCAGACCAGACGTAAGAGCCACCGCCGTTGCGCCCGTCATCTTGAACAGCGTGACGACGCACGATGTGGCGGCGGTCGGGTACGTCCCAGCACACAGGGTCGCCCGATTGACATACGCCTTGGCAGGGAACCCGCCAATGTTGTGGTTGTCCGTGCCAGCCGCCAGTGTGCCCGTGTTCAAGCGGCCACTGTTGAGCGGGACAGGCAGCGTCCCAAGGCGACCCGGCTTTGGAGCAAAAAAGTTATACGCCATCTGAAGTCTCCAAGTTGATCCCAATGGGGGGTAGCAGCCGAAGTGCTACCACCCCCCACCGCGACTTTAGATGTGGCTGTAACGAGCCGTGTCCGTGTACCCCGTGATGCTGCCATGCGCGTTACGCGCCAAGCAAGCAAGGTTACCGTACCAGCCATACGTCGTTTCAAACGCATCGCGGCCCGACAACCAACGCCACGGACCCGCGCCCTCGAACTCCACGAAGCCCCAATCCTTCGCATCCACCCACGACAGGGACGGGATGTGCAGGAGGTAGATCGTGCCAGCCGGGACGTAGTAGTCCGTCACGCACGGGATCCCACAGATTTCAATGGCCTTGTAGCCACCCTTGATCGTGGTGCCGAACTCGCCAGCAGTGAAGCGACGCTGGGCGACCATCGACTCCATGAGCTTCTTCGCCAGACCGGGGGTGGTCATAAGGAGGAAGTCCTTGGGCTTCACATTGGCATCCTTGCCAGAACGACCAGCGATCTTCTGGATCAAGTCCCAGATGTCCGATTCGGTCGGCTGCGTGGCATCAGGCGTGTCCGTGCCCGCGACCATGCGGGTGGCATCCCAAATGCTGTACGTCGCATTGCTGATGTTGTGCAGCGACGCATAGCCGTTGCCACGGTTGGTGATGCTGATCAAACCGTTCATCGCGCCGTTGAACGACGTATCGCTCGCGGTCGCCTTCACGATCTTGTCCGTCGCCGCCATGCTCGAAATGGCCGTGCCGATGGTCAGCGTGGCGTTGTCGCCGCTGTTCGTGATGGCCGTGATGGCCGCACGACCCAGCACCGCGTCAGACGCCGACGTATCGAGGACGGCGATGTAGTCGCCCACCGACAACAGCAACGAACCCTGACCCGAGCTGGCAATGCCGTAGGGCGAAGAGACGATGATAACGGTCGTGCTAGTCACGGTACCGATCAACGCCACCACACCATCGGCCTTGTTATGCAGCGCCTGCTGCATGAGGAGCATGGAAGCGTCCTTGATTTCTTCCATCGTCTTGCTGGCGATGGTCGTGAAGGCCGCATCCTTGGACTGCGTTCCGACGAACGCCAGACCGTCAACCTGACGGGTGGTGTAGGCACGGACGATACCGACATTGGCCTGCACTTCAGTCGCCGTCGTGTCGGGCGGGAAGTAGCCAGAGGCCGAGAACGTCGCGCCAGCCGGACGGCCAGTCACCACGTCGAAGAACACGTTGTTACCGCCCCAACGCATATTGCGGGGGCCACCAGAGCGGCCCTTCTCCAACTGCGCGAGGAGAGGGGTGACAAGGTTCTGCACCTTCTCACGGAACTGCGAGTACACGTTCTTCAGGAGGCCGGTTAGTTCGGCATCCGTAATC